CCAGAAAACATTGGCATCCGACTAATTCAGATTCATTTGAAGCTATAGAGATTACCGTGGAAGTACCGGAAAACTACGAATTACCGCCAATGCAGGAAAATAAGGAACTTGAAGGACAGATGAATATAGAAGACGTATTTGACAATGAAGGGAGATTGAAATGGCAAGAATAGATAAAGAAGAGCAGGCAAGACGTGAGGGCATGGCATATGCCCTTCGAATTGCAAAGGAAAAGGGAATAGATGCACTTGAAGAAGATTTGAAAATGAGAAACGCAATAGGTCTTCCGGTGGGAGTTGATAGAAAAGCATTAAATCAATTTACTGAAAACGTTAAATTCAATACTGTTGATACTATGGTTATTCTAATGGCAGTAACATTACATGATGAATTTGGATTTGGTGAAAAGAGAGTTCAAAGAGCCATAGACAGATTTATGTTCAAGGCTAATTGCCTGGATGAAGATTACACTACATGGCAGGAACAGATAGAGATTCTGAAAGAGGAATTAGGAATTGAGTTGAGCATCAGAGCAAATGACAAAGATGTTAATGTTAAGAAATGTTAAGGAGTGAGAGAAATGACAAGCTACGAATTTGAAAAGGCTGCAAAGAATGCAGTGATTAAAGTATTAAACGAAAATATTAACATTAACGAATTAGACCTAGTGTGGTTTGCACACGAATTAGGCTATAAGAAGTGTACTATTTGGGGACAGCCAATGGGTGATAAATATGCAGAAGTTACATACAACAGAGACAAGGATGAAATGTATGTTGATATTTATCAGAAGATTATCAACAGCAAGATTTCATCTGATGAGTTTAATTTCGAAGCATAAAGGAGAATATGCATATATACATATAAGATATTACACTGGATTCAACTAATAATTTTAAAAATAGGAGGATATTATATTATGCTTAATATTGAATATTACAAAGATGAATTAAAGGAAATAATAATTAGAAACATAGGTATCGATTCAATAACGGGAAAGCCGAAAATGTGTGATGAGCTTTTCTGTTTAGATTGTGTGTTCAAGGACCAAGACGCTTGTAGTCCTAAAAAGGTAGAGCAGTGGCTACAATCTGAACACGTTGAACAGGTCGATTGGAGCAAGGTTGAGGTTGATACACCTATATTGGTTAGAAATACAGAAAAGGAAGAATGGCAAAAAAGACATTTTGCTAGATTTAAAAACGGAAAAGTCTATGCTTGGTATGACGGTTTAACTTCTTGGTCGACGGCTGGTGAAGATGATGTAAATTTTTGGAAATATGCAAAACTAGCAGAAAGTGAGGAGTAAATGGATAGAATTGGGTGTTTAGCAGAAGATAACAGATGCCCCAAGTGTGGAAGTAAGAGAATTATAGAAAACATTCAATACCCTATGGAAACTGAATTTGATTTAAGAACTGGAAAAGAGATATTCAGAGACTATACAGGTAAGAGAATATACAAACCTAGTAATAGGTTACTTGCTTTAAGATACCTTAGTAGTCAGGTTGACGCACAGTGTTGGTTCTATGAATGTTCAAAGTGTGGTTGGATAAGTGAGTTATTTACACAGTAAGAGAGGAGCAGGAAGATGAACAATAATGGTTTAATAAGCAGGCAAACAGCAATAGATAAATTATTTGAATATGCAGAAAGTAAATTTCAGTCAGGCGAGATAGAACTTGCTAACGGAATATTAAAAGCAAAATGCTTTTTGGAGAGTCCGTGCAATATTCCAACAGCCTATGACGTGGATAAGGTGGTGGAAGAGTTGGATGCATACATTACCAAACTTGTTGGTAAAAATTCAGCATTATATCAGACTATTATAGGTATAGTAAAGGCAGGTGGAATAGATGCTTGATAGTACAACAGTAAATAGATTTAACTATAACATTAATGCAGTAAGCGGGACTTTGAGAAAGTCACATCCTAAAAGCAAGATAACCATAAGAGGGTTGTTAGACAAGCCATATATTTTTAATGATGAAAAACCTAGATTATTCCAATATGATAATACAGAAATCGTAGTTCTTCAAGTGATGCTTATTGGAGATAACAAGGCAATTGTAGAATATGTTAACAAAAATGATTTTGAAAAGGAGAACGAATAGAATGACAAGTTACGAATTTGAGAAGGCTGCAAAGAATGCGGTGATTAAAGTATTAAACGAAAATATTAACATTAGCGAATTAGACCTAGTGTGGTTTGCACACGAATTAGGTTATAAGAAGTGTACTATTTGGGGACAGCCAATGGGTGACAGATACGCAGAAGTTACATACAACAGAGCAAAGGATGAAATATATGTTGATATTTATAAAAAGATTAGCAATACAAAAATTCCAAGAGAAGAATTTGATATGGAAGCGTGGTGATTAGGATGCGATTAATAGATGCAGATAAAACAATAGAAGAATACACGCAAATATTTGTTGAAAAATTTGGAATTGAAGGCGGTGAAATGTTTAAAGGAGTAATCAAACAGATGCCAACAGCCTACGATATAGATGAAGTGATAGCGCTGTTTGATGAAAAGCTAGAAGAATTAGACAGGCAGGAAGAAAGATATTACGCAAAGGGAAATCCCAAAAATGCCGCCGAATTTTCGAAAAAAATATCAACGGTGTTTGACGATAAAATGATAGTAAAACGAGGCATCAACAGAAATTAAAGACTATGTTGCATTTAGAAACGAATTGAAAATAAAAGGCAGGTGATTAGATGGCATGCATATTCGGAATTGAAGCACCCTGCGACGAGTGTAGAATGTGCGAGAACGTACAAGCTGGAAACAGCGAAGAAGAATAAAAGTAGTAGAGAGTACATTGACAATTGAATATTGGTAGGTGGAATGATATAATTTATGAAAAAATTTAAATGTGAGGTGATATAGGTGTATACACATAAAAAAGCTATGATAACAAGCTTGATATTAATGTTAGTGTGTGGAATATTTGCATTAGCGTTAGAATTTAGCTGTGAAGAAGTATATATCAAACATAAAGATTTCATAGTTAATTTAATGTTAGGAATTTTTGCAAGTAGTTTAGTGACATTAGTAGTATCTTATTTGTCATATAAAGAAATATGGAGTGAAAGCTTGGCTGACTATATTCTTATTGCAGATGAGTTGTTTTACAAAAACGCATTTTTTCATAGATATCTTATAGGCATTATGAAGAAAGGAAATATTTCACTAGAAGAATGTGTAAGTGATGAATTATTAGACAAAATACAGAAAATTCAATTGGAATTAAGAAGGCTAGATACAACAATAAGAAAAATTTCAATTATAAAAATACCATTTTTTAAGGGAAAAAGACGAAAAATATTTGATGAAATTATGGAACATTATAGTATTGCATCAGAATATAGTAGCGTACTTTCGCAAGTTGAAAAATATATTTTGTATGTAAGAGCCAATGAAGAAGGAGGCTGGCTTAAGATTGTTAATGAGTTTTATCTCCAATTTCAAAGAATGATAAATTATTTAGATGAAGGAGATAACACATTGTACTCAGCACATGGTGATTTGCGACAAGAATATTTTTCTTATTATAAAATTGAAGAATAAGAAAACAGACCAACTACCAATATTCGGTGGTTGGTTTTTTTATGCAGAAAAATAGAGAAAGGATTGAGAGTTTGGAAGAAATGACAGCAAAGGAATACTTGAATCAGGTTAGAAATCTTGAATCTAAGATGAAAATTCTAAAAGAAGAGATAGATACCCTAAGGGAAATGGTGGTGAGTACTGGAGCAATCCAACAGGGCGAGAGGGTACTGTCTTCAGGAACACAGGATAAGATGGCAGAAACAATATGCAAGATTAATGAAAAGGAATGTGAGTGGAATGATTTGATGCGTGAATTTGCTTTAGCCAGAGCGAACGTAATAATCAACATACAGAAGTTAAACAATCCTGAATACGAGCAGATTTTGTACAAGAGATACTGCCAGAGCAAGAAATGGGAAGAGATAGCACTGGAGATGAATATATCTTACAGGCATGTATTAAGACTACATGGCTATGCATTGAAAGATATTGAGCCGGTTTTAAACGTGTCATAGAATGTCACATTAATCAGTGATAAAATGATAGAGTAAAAAGTAAAACAGAAAAGGAAATTTTTTGTTATCTTTTGTTTATCTGAATGAAATCCTCTAAAAGTATTTATGGTAAAACGTCTTAAGGCAGTCGAAAGGCTGTCTTTTTTCGTGGGGAAATAGGAGGTGAGTTAGTAGGATTATGGAAATAAATTATTTGAATTTGCAAAAGGCAGCATTCGAGGGAGTGGGAGCTTATGATATTCCATTGTTAAGTCCTGAAACATTCACTGATTGTGAATTAATAGGATTTAATCAGGCAAAAACCTGTAAAGAACGTGGAAATAAGGCGGTGCATTTCTTTTTATATGATTACCAGTTTGAAAGAATTTGGAACAGACCTGATGCATACGTTGATATGTTAAAACAGTTTAAATACATATTTAGTCCTGACTTTAGTGTGTATTGCGATTATCCAAGAGCATTGCAAATATATAACCATTACAGAAAGCATTGGATAGGTGCGTATATGCAGATTAATGGAATCAGTGTAATACCGACAATCGGATGGAGTAATGAAGACAGTTTTGAGTGGTGTTTTGATGGAGAACCAAAAGGTTCAGCGGTTGCAGTTTCAAGTGTTGGAACACAGAAAAATAAGCAGGCAAAGGAATTGTTTATGAATGGGTACAAAGAAATGTTGGAGATATTAGAACCAACACAAATATTATTTTATGGAAAAGTACCAAGTGAAATAAAAGACGATAGAGTTATTAATATGAGTGCTTTTCAGGAAAGGTTTAGAAAAAAGTAATGGGCGGACGTGGAGCAAGTAGCGGACTAACAAAGAAATCTTCAAAAAGTAATAGAGACATGATGAGTGAGTTCAGAAATGCTGGAACAATTATAGTTGATAAAGAAGTCAAGAACTTAAATAGTGTACTTGTTGACAAAACATTAAAAGGGGTTCGTGACACTTTGAATGAATTTGGATTACCTTTGTCAGTAGTGACAGGTATAGGATTATCATTGTCTAATGACGCTGAGGCAAGTGCTAATGGTATGGGACAGTTGGGGTTTTCATCAAAGTATTACAGTTCGTCAAATAATGAATTCACACCTAGTGATTATACTGCTGATTATACAGCATATGGAACAGGAACTCATGAGGCATGTCATTTAATATCAAACTATCTTATGAGAAAAAGTAACAGCTCACTTACTAAATTTCAGCAGGCAAAGCTAAGAACATCTGGAAAGTGGGATAGAAATATTTTAAAGCAAGCGAAAAAGATAAATGGTGGTAAATTATCGGCAATATCAAAGTATGGTAGTAATACTAAAGGTAAAGCAGCAGGAGAAGTTGTGGCTGAGGCTGTTTCTGAATATATGAAAAAGGGAAAATCTGCTAGTTCAACTAGTAAGGCTATAGTTCAAGCATTGAAATCATATGTATAGTAAGAGGTTTTATGATGGGAGGAAGAGGAGCAAGTAGTGGTATAAGCGTATCTGGAAAAATCTATGGAACAGAATATACCACGGTATATAAATCAGAAAATATAAAATATATCGTGCAAAATGAAAAAACCTCTATTAAAACACCAATGGAAACTATGATAAAAAACAGAGTATATGTAACATTGGGAAGTGATAATAATCCAAAAGCAGTTACATTCTATGATGATGAAGGTAAAAGAACTAAGCAAATTGACCTTACGCATGTTCATAATATAAATGGTGAACAGGTAATGCCACATGCACATATAGGATATTGGCATGCAGAAAATGGAACTACAAAATTAGCAGAAAAAGAAAGAGAATTAATTGACAAAGTCCTGAAAAAATGGGATGATTATAAACGAGGGAAGTAGTTTACGAGTGAGAACAATGGGTGCAACCAAACAATGCACCAGTGCAACAAGATAAGCCATTAGGTTGTGAGTACACAGGTGAGGTTGTGACAGAGGAGGCGGTTGAAATCCGTCCGCCCTTATAAATAGAGCTTTTGCAATTTAGCAAGGCTCTATTTTTTATGCACAAAAGTAAGAGAGGTGGTGTTGTGAATAATGAATTAAAAACATATGAGCAGGCAGAAACAGACTATATGAATGGTTTCAAATATAAAGAAATAGCCGAGAAATATAATGTATCAATTAGCACAGTAAAATCTTGGAAGACAAGGTATAACTGGAATCGAAAAGGGCAAAAAAGTACGCGTACAAAAATGGAAAAAGTACGCATACAAAATACTACTTCTTTTGATGAAGTTGAGCAGGTAGTTGAAAACGATAATCTAACGGACGAACAAAGGTTATTTTGCATTTACTATGTTCGTTGTTTTAATGCAACCAAGGCATACATGAAAGCCTATGGTGTTAAATATAATGTTGCAGCAGTTTCAGGTTGCAGATTGTTGCAAAAGGAAAAAATAAGAAAATGCATCACGGAATTAAAACAGAATAGATTGAATAGGGAAATGTTGTCGGAAGAAGACATATTCCAAAAATATATGGATATTGCCTTTGCAGACATAACGGACTATGTAAGTTTTGGAAGAGAAGAAACTGTAATAATGGGACCATTTGGACCTATTAAAGTTAAGGATGAAGAGGGCAATGATATTGAATTAAAACAAAATATAAATGTTGTTAGGTTCAAAAATTCAGATGAAGTAGATGGAACTTTAATAGCAGACATTAATCTTAGAAATTCATCTGTAAGGCTAATGGATAGAATGAGAGCTCTTGATTGGTTGGCAAATCATATGGATATGGCAACTTCTGAACAAAGGGCAAGGATAAAACTTCTCAATGTTCAGGTTGACAGGGCAACAGGTAAGGCTAATGAGGAAGAAATATCAAGAGTGGATGAATTACTGATGCAGATTAAAAAACAGGCAGGTGACAAAGATGGTTCTAAGTGATAAGCAGATGGAATTTGTAAGGAATGCAAATCACAGATACAACGTAAAGACCGGGGCGACCCGTTCAGGAAAATCTTATATGGATAACTTATATACTATTCCGTCAAGAATAAGGGAAAGAGTTGGCAAGGATGGATTAAATGCAATCATAGGAGTATCAAAGGGAACCATTGAAAGAAATGTTTTGCAACCAATGAGAGAAATATATGGCCCTAACTTGATTGGAGACATAGGTTCAAACAACATTGTTAGTATTTTTGGAGATTATGCCTATTGTCTTGGAGCTGAGAAAGTAAGTCAGGTATCAAAACTTAGAGGCTCATCACTTAAATATGTTTATGGTGATGAAGTTGCGGAGTGGAACAAGGAAGTCTTTGAATTATTAAAGTCACGTCTTGATAAGCCATACAGTTGTTTTGATGGAGCGTGTAACCCGGACAATCCAAGTCATTGGTTTAAGAGATTCCTTGATTCTGATGCAGACATATATTGCCAGCAATACACAATATTTGATAATCCTTTTTTGCCAAAGGAATTTGTTGAAAACCTATGCAATGAGTATAGGGGCACTGTTTATTATGACAGATACATAAGAGGTCTATGGGTGGCAGCAGAAGGAGCAGTATACAAATTGTTTAATGATGCACAGACACAGAATCCTAATCCGTTTAAGGTTTATGAAAAACCATTAAACATAATGGAAATTAACATAGGTGTGGACTTTGGTGGTAGTGGTTCAGGACACGCATTTTGTGCCACAGGATATACAAGAGGATATATGGATATTGTTCCATTGGCATCAGAATGGATTGATTGCTCGCAGAATGACATAGATCCTGAAAAGCTTGGAAAGTTGTTTGTTGACTTTTGTTTAAAGGTCTTGAATTTGTATGGACACATAACACACGTGTACTGCGATAGTGCAGAGCAGACACTAATAGCCGGATTAAGAAGTACTTCAAGAAAGAATGGATTAGGCTGGCTAAGAATAGAAAACGCAATGAAGATACCAATTAATGACAGAATAAGATTCGTTCAAAGAATGATGGGACAGGGCAGATTCAAGTACATGGGACAGCATTGCAAGTCATTGGAGAATGCACTATGTGGAGCATTGTGGAATCCAAAGAACTTAACATCTGATGAAAGATTGGATGATGGCACAAGTGACATTGATTCGCTTGATGCATTCGAATATACATTTGAAAGGGATATAAGCAGATTTATTAAGTATGAGTAGAGGTGTAAGGTATGAGATATTCAAACATGGTTACCCAAATAGGGAAAGTATTAAATAAACATTCTGATAATCCTGTAGATTTGTCATATCTTACAGTAATGTCAGGACACATAGAATTATGGAATGCAATGTACAAAGGCAAGGCACCCTGGATAAAGGGAGAAACAGAAAGCTGCAATCTTCCTGCAAGCATATCACAGGAGATTGCAAGACTTGTAACCCTTGAACTTAAGAGTGAATGTACCGGAAGTGAAAGAGCAGAATACATAGAGCCATATTATAAAAAGGTTCTGGAAAGTCTTAGAAGGTATGTTGAATATGGATGTGCAAAAGGCAGCCTTGTATTTAAGCCATACATAACAAGTAATGGTATTGCAGTCCAATACATACAGGCAGATTGTTTCTTCCCGGTGTCATTTGATGATTCAGGAAATGTAACAGATTGCATTTTTACAGAACAGTTTAGAAAAAACAAAAAAATATATACAAGATTAGAAAGAAACACCATAGAGAATGATGAATTGACCATAACTAACCTGGTTTTTGTTAGCACTAATCCTGAAATATTGGGGACTGAGGTACCAATAAGTTATGTGGATAAGTGGAACATGCTTGAAAGTGAACTTAAGTTTAAGAATGTTGATAAGTTACCAATTGGATTCTTTAAAGTTCCGCTGGCAAACATAATTGATTCAACATCACCCATAGGTGTTTCTGTTTATTCTAAGGCAGTGGATTCAATCAAGATTGCAGATGAAAGATATTCGCAGATTGATTGGGAGTATGTATCAAAGGAAGCTGCAATACATATTGCTGAAAGCTTGTTAAAACGTAATGAGAATACAGACAAGTTTGAATATCCGGGAGGAAAGGACAGATTATACAGAACTCTTGATTACAGTTCAGGAGCAGTAGACAAGCCATTCATAGACACGTACTCACCTGACATCAGGGACCAGAGTTTATATAACGGATTTAACAATCAGCTTAAGAGAGTTGAGTTTGATTGTAATCTTGCATATGGAACTCTTTCTGATCCAAATAATGTTGATAAGACAGCAGAGGAAATAAAAACCAGTAAGCAACGTTCTTATTCAATGGTGTCTGATACACAGAATGCCTTACAAAATGCATTAGAGGACCTTATAAAAGCTATGGACTTCTGGACAAGCATTTATGGATTGGCACCGGAAGGAGAGATAAATACTTCATTTGAATGGGATGATAGCATAGTTGTTGATTCAGAAAAGGCACGTCAGACGGACAGGGCAGATGTGGCAATGGGTGCAATGAGTTTAGTTGAATACAGAATGAAGTGGTATGGCGAGACAGAAGAGGTTGCAACACAGAAGTTAGCAGGACAACAAGATGATGATACATCAGGAGATGATGAATAGTGTACAAGTCAGATGAATTAGAATTATTTCCAAAGAATATTGAAGAAATATATGCAGGCTTGGAAAATGACATCATGAATGACATTATCAGAAGAATTGCAGAGACCGGTGAGATTACAAGGACAGCAGATTGGCAATTAAACAGGCTGTACAATATGGGAGCTGACAAGACTGACATAAAAAAACACATTCAGGAAGCCTTGAATTTAAGTGATACAGAAATAGAACAATTGTATTCTGATACCTTAAGGGAAGGATATTTAAGAGATGAATCTTTATATCAGGCAGTAGGTCAGGAGTTCATACCATTTGAGGAAAACATGGCATTGCAGCAATTGATAGAAGCAACAAAGCAACAAACAGCAAAGCAGTTGAAAAACATCACTAGGACAATGGGATTTGCTGTCAAACAACCAAATGGCAGAAAAACATTCAAGACAGTTGATGATTATTTCAAGGATACAATGGACAATGCAGTTATGCACGTGCTTAACGGAACGTTTGACTATAACAGCATTATCAGAAAAGTTACAGATGAAATGACAAGGAGTGGAGTAAGAAGCATTAATTATGATTCAGGAATATCCACAAGAATAGATGTTGCTGCAAGAAGAGCAATACTTACAGGTGTCAATCAGGTAACAAGTAAAATAAGTTCTGACAACATGCAGAAACTTGATACTGAGTTCGTTGAAACAAGCTGGCATTCAACAGCAAGACCTACACATCAGGTATGGCAGGGAAGAGTGTTTTATTGGGACAGAGCAAACCCAAACGCAGAGAAAATGGAAGCAGGAGTGCTTTATAAGTCATTCATAAGAGAAACAGGTTATGGTGAAGTTGATGGCTTGTGTGGAGCAAACTGCCGACACACATTTTATCCGTTCATTCCAGGCATTTCTGTTAGAACATATACAGATGAACAGCTGGAAGAATTAAACAGTCAGGAAAACGAGAAAAAAGAGTACAATGGCAAGGAATACAACAAGTATGAAGCTACCCAATATCAACGCAGACTTGAAACATCAATGAGAAAGTACAGGCAGGACATTAACTTATTAAAGCAATCAGGTTTAGCAGATGATTCAGACGAGGTAATAGCTGCAAGGTGCAAGTATCAGACACTATCAAGAAAATACAGTGATTTCAGCGAAAAAATGGGATTACGTGAACACAGAGACAGAGTTAATGTTGATGGGTTAAAGGATATTGGAAACACCAAAATAAGTAAAGAAAATATGATCGAACAATCATACAAACCTGTTAATTTAGATAAAAGCAACGTATCAGAGATAAACAGGGGACGTATTAATATATCAACTTATAAAGTACTAACAGCAGAAAATAACATATATGTTTCTAATAATATCAGACTTAAACCAAAGGAACTGCATACCATTGATTTAAGCATATCTGAATCATTGAAAAAGTTAAAAATAAGTGACGTTGATAATTTACCAAGAGTTGTAATAATAAACAGTTCAGAAATGCAAACAGGAGCTTTGGCATCATATAATGCAGTAAAAAATGTACTTTATATTGATAGGACAATAGGAAGCAGATTAAAGTTATTGGAATTGCAAAAAGATGCAGCATGTCCTAAAAATGTATTAAGTACGTATGTACATGAGTATATACACTGGATGGATGCACAATCATATAGGATTGGATATGGAGAAATAATCGACAGTAGTGAATATCTATATTGGATTAGACATAAATCAAAGAAAAAGATTGATAAACTTATTAACAAGGGGTACAATATTAACAGAATTAGTAGTTATGCTTCAGATAACTTTGAGGAAGGAAAGTATGATGAAACATATACAGAATACAGAGTAAAGAAATTACTAGGAGAGTGATTTAAATGAGATTACCAAAAACACCAGAAATGGAAAAGATATGGAATGAAATAGAACCATATTTGCGTTTCTCTAATGAGAAAGGATATGAAGTAATAGAGGGTTCACCAAGTGATGCGTATGAAAAATTAGAAGAGTATAGGCATTTAAGAAAAGAACAATCGGACTTTGCAGAAAGTTTAGAGATGTAGATACCATCTAGTCAAAAGGCTAGGTGGTATTTTTATATCCCAAAGGAGGCAAAATGGATAATTTCAAAGCGGTGTACAAGATTCTTTCAACCTTGGAAAAAGCAATGGATTTACCAGAATTTGACATATCAATAATCGACCATAAAGCACTTGGTGTATCAAAGGAACGTTGGTCGCGTTACATAGAAATGATGGCTGATGTTGGTTATATCAAAGGTGTAAGAGTTAGTACAAACATTACAGGAGAAACTATTGTGGAATGTAATAATATGCGAATCACATTAAAGGGATTGGAATACTTACAGGAAAATTCCATAATGAGAAAAATCTATAATGCAGCCAAAGGCATTAAGGAGATAACACCGGGGTTATAAATTTAATAGTAGATAATTAAGGAACTTAGAGATAGGTTCTTTTTTTATACCCTAAAATAGTAAAGGAGGTACATTATGGCAACATCTGTGCAGATAACATTGCTCATATGCATAACAATCATAATACTTGCCAAGTCAGGTAAGCAGAAATAAAAAATAGTTAATCAGGCAGTCTTAGGACTGTCTTTTTATATGGTCCTGAATAAGACGTAAAAGTGTTCAAAATATCATAAAAGTAAGTGAAGCAACCACGTATAAAAGCGTAACGGAAAGGATGTTTAAATATGAAAAGAAAGTTCTTAGAAGACTTAGGACTGGAAAAAGATGTAATCGAAAAGATTATGAATGAAAACGGAGCCGATATTGAAAAGGCTAAGGGAGAAGTTGAAACATTAAGAAATCAGTTAAATGAAACACAGGATAAACTTAAGAGTTTTGAAGGTGTGGATGTTGCAAAGTTAAGAGGTGAAATTACAAATCTTACAAACGAACTTGCAACCAACAAGGCTGAATATGAAGCAAGTATTGCAGACAGAGATTTTAATGATCTGGTTAAGGGTATTGCTAGCGAATACAAGGCCAGAGACATTAAGGCAATCATGCCGTTTCTTGATGTGGAAACTCTTAAGTCCAGCAAGAATCAGGACAAGGACATAAGAACAGCTCTTGATGGAATGGTTAAGGAACAGGGATATTTGTTTGAACCAAACAAGAAAGTTCCATATGTTGTTGGACCAACACCGGGACCAATGCCATTAGGTGGTGGTTCTGATGATAAAAAGACAAGAGCAAATGAAGCAATAAGAAGCTTATTTGGAAAAGAATAAACAGAGAAAAGGAGATAAGAAATGACAGAGATTATTAACAGAGAAAATGCGGAAGCAATTATCCGTGAGCAGGTAGTGGAAGCCATTACACAGGATGTACCAAAATCATCAACATTTATGGCTATGGCAAAGAAGTTACCTAACATGACATCAAAACAGACAAGAATCAGAGTGTTAGACTTTTTACCTACAGCATACTGGGTAAATGGTGACACAGGAATGAAGCAGACATCAAAACAGGCTTGGGATAATGTATGGTTAACAGCAGCAGAGCTTGCAGTTATCGTACCAATTCCTGAAGCGGTTCTTGATGATGCAGAGTTTGACATTATGGGAGAAGTTACACCAAGAGTAATTGAAGCAATCGGTCAGAGAGTTGACAGTGCAATCATTTTTGGTGAGAACAGACCGGCAGAGTGGCAGAATGACATCATTACATTGGCAAGACAGTCAGGAAACAATGTTGCAGTTGGTTCAACACCAAACTATTATGACAAGATTCTTGGCGAAGATGGAGTTTTTGCCAAGGTTGAAGATGATGGATATGCAGTAAGTGGAGTTATTGCAGCAACTAATATGAAGGCTAAGTTAAGAAGCATTAAGGATACTACAGGCAATCCAATTTTTGTTAAGTCAATGCAGGATGCAACATCATATGCACTTGATGGAACACCTATGCAGTTCCCTGTTAACGGAGCATTCAATAATTCAATTGCACAGTTAGTAGCTGGAGATTTCTCACAGGCAGTATATTCAATCAGACAGGATGTTACTACAAAGATTTTAACAGAAGGTGTAATTCAGGATCCATCAACAAAGGAAATAGTGTACAACCTTGCACAGCAGGACATGATTGCTCTTAGAGTTGTGTTCAGAATTGGTTGGGCACTTCCAAATCCTGCAACAAGAGTTGATGAGGATAGAGTTGGATGTCCTTTTGCATATCTTGAACCTGCAACACCTGTAACAACACATAAGGCTACATTTACAGTAACTGATGATACAGAAGAAAGTCCGGTTGCAATTAAGGGCGCAAGAGTAGATGTTAATGGTTCAAAGCTTAAGACAGATGCTAATGGTAGTGTTGAATTTAATCTTAGACCAGGTACATATCCTTATGCAGTAACAGCAACAGGTAAGATTAAGGTATCAGGCACAATTACTGTTAACAGCGCTGACATTACAGAAGCAGTTACAATGATTGCTTCCAAGTAATATGTATAGGAGATATACGTCCTTTTCATATTATGCTAATGAATATTGTTGTGGAAAGCCGGTGATTAAATCTGCCGACTTCCACAAACTTTTGATAAAGGCTCAGGGAATCATGGATATGTATACATTCAACAGATTAAAGGAAAATGCAGAAATAGTAGATGAAGTTCAGAACTGTTGCTGTGAATTGGTTGAATGCATTAATACATATGAGAATGAAATAAGCGAAAAGCCAAGTGGAGTTTCAAGCGAAAAAATAAAGAACTATTCTGTAACCTATGAATCCACAGAGAACATGAAGCAAAGGTATGACAAAGAAGTGGCCAACATTGTACATAAATGGCTTGGAAGAACAGGGCTTTTGTACAGGGGGTGTTAAAGTGATTACAAACAATGTCATTACACATTATGAAAAGGAAAAAGGATTTAAAAGCAATTTTTATAATGTTTATCTGGAACAACAGTCTAATTCCAATGACAGTAAGGATGGAGAAAAAAAGTCTCATTCTTTGTTTATTGCAGTTCCAACAGAAAAGGAATTGCCCTTTAAAACAGGGGATTTGATAGTGATTGGCAAGTGTTCGGTAAGATTTGATGAAACATCAGAAAAGGCAAGTTCTGAAAGTTACAGAAAACTAAGAGCAGAGCATAAGGTTTACACAATATCTTCAATAGAACCCTGCTTAATAGGAAACAGAAGAATGTGGCATTATGAGTTGGGATGTGATTAGAAATGACAGATGTAATCAGATTTGATGATTCGGATTTTCAAAGAGCAATCAATGAGAAAAAGAAATTGTTAGAAGAAGGAAGTCCGGTTCAACGGTTTGTTGACAGTGAAGTGTTGAGATTAATGGTTCCGTACACTCCAATGGATATAGGAGCAATGATACAGTCTGCAACAGCCGGAACAGTGATAGGCAGTGGAAAGATACAGTACAATTCACCTTATGCAAGATATTTGTATTATGGTGAAGTATATGGGCCTAACGTTCCAATAAAGGAAAATGGAATCATAACCGGTTATTGGTCACCACCACATAAAACACCAACAGGCAGACCACTTACTTACTCAACGGAAAGACATCCACAGGCTGGAAAGCTATGGTTTGAAAGAATGAAAGCAGACCATAAAGAGGACATATTAAAAGGTGCAATGGCAATAGCTATGGGAAGGAATAATAATACATGAACATTATAGAACTTGTTAAAAAGATATTAACAGATTATCCAAAGATTGAAGAGTTTACTAACAAAATCCACGTTGATTTTACAAAGAATGATGATGTTAACTTTGGACTTTCTTCAACAGGAGACACAAAGGTAAAGGAAGACATTCTGGGAAATCAGACAAGAAGACACAGTTTTGTTTTGTATGCAATCAATCAGGCATTTAATGATTATGACAGACTTTCAAACAGCACTTTTTTGTTGGAATTATCCTATTGGTTGGAATCATTGGATGAAAACTCTTATGACTTGGATGTGGTTGTTGATAATGTTAAGAGAAAAGGAAAATTAAAATCAGTGGAATGTGCAAATGCAATGTTGTTTCAGATTCCCACTGGTGACATAAATGATGGATGCATGTATCAGTTACAGATATATGCAACTTACACAGTTGAAAGAGAGGAAATGTAAATGAAATTAAAAAGAAGTTATTTAGCACATTACATTGATGCAAGTTTCGGTGGCACAGGTACACCTCAATGGTTTTTGATTGGTAAAGACATTGAGGACATGTCAGTTGAATTAAATCCTGATACTGAAACAGTGAAAAACATTCTTGATGAAACATCAGTAAATGACAATGGATATGAGCCAAGCATGAGTGCAGATCCATATTATGCAAATCCTGATGATGCAATTTATGACAATCTTAGAAACATTGCTATGAATCGTCTTACAGGTGATGCTTGCAAGACTAAGATTCTTGAAGTGCTGATTGAAGGTGATTCAGAAGCAACACACAAAGCTTGGATTGAGGATTGTGTAGTTAAGCCACAGAGTTATGGTGGCTCTCAGGGTGGAATTAACATTCCTTTTGATGTTACATTCAATGGTAACAGAAAAGAGGGAACAGTTAAGATTGCAAATGGAACACCAACATTCACAGAAGCAGCTTCACAGAGCACACAGTCAGATAAGGCAGTTAAATAATTTTATTTGGGGCATATTAAAGTGCCCCTTTATTTAATTAAAAGCAGAGAGAGGAGAACAAACATAAATGCAGAGTATTAGTTTTGATGAAGGATATAAGGAATTTGCAATAAATAATGATGAAAACAGGGTAATAAGATTTAACCCAAAGGATTTTGGCATTCTTACAAGAATGGAAGACACATTGTCAGATTTTGAAGCATTGGAGAAAAAGCTTAAGGACGGTAATGAAGAGGAGTTTACCAACAACTTAAGAGAAGCAGAAAAGGTAGTACACGAAAAGATTGATTCAATATTTAATGCAAATGTGCATGAAATAATATTTAATCATCAGTCTCCAATCTCATTGGTTGGTGGAGAATTTTTATTTATGCGTGTAATTGAAGCTCTTGTACCTATTGTTGAAAAAGAAGTTAAGTATGAAATGCAGAAGTCAGAAAAAAGAATGAGCAAGTATACGGAGAAGTATAAGAAATGATAGGTGAATTACCTAAAACAATAAAGGTTGGCGAAAAGGAAGAACCGATAAGAACAGACTTCAGGGACATTTTAAATGTTTTTGCTGCATTTAATGACCAGAATTTGTCAGTTGAGGAAAAGGCAATTGTATGTTTAAGGATAATCTATAAGAACATTGATGAAATGGACAGTTCGTTGTATATGGAAGCTTATGAAAAGGCAATGAACTTTATGGAAATGAATGATTCAAAAAAAGATTCTGATTACAATGAACCCAAACTGATGGACTGGGAGCAAGATGAACAGCTTATATTTTCAGCAGTAAACAAAGTTGCAGGAACAGAAGTAAGGTCTTTTGAATACATGCATTGGTGGACTTTCTTAGGTTACTACATGGGAATAGGTGAAGGCCTTTTTGCTGATGTTGTAAACATAAGGCAAAAGAAGTTAAAGCATAAGAAACTTGAAAAGCATGAAGCTGAATTTTATAGAAAAAACAGGGAAATGGTGGACCTAAAGACAAGGTACACAAAGGAAGAACTAAAGGAAAAAGAAGAGTTAAAAAGGCTACTTGGAATATAGTGGTCTTTTTTTGTGGGTGAAGATATGGCAGATGGATATTTAAATTTTGATACGAAAATAGATGATACAGATTTTAAAGAAGGCTTAGAGAATATGAGTTCATCTGTTAGTGGATTAAAAGGTTCAATCAAATCATTGGGTGGAATCATTAAGGATGCCTTAAAGGTGGACACTTCTGAAACTTCCAGCAAGATGATGTCATTGGAAGAGCAACTGCGAAAAGCAGAAGTGGAATTGGAGAATGCCATAAGGAAGAAAGAAGAGTTTGCCAATACAGAGATAAAAACAGAAGAATATGTTGCAGCAGAGAAAGAAGTAGACACCTTAACAAAGAAATTTCTTAAGCTGTTAGATGCAAGAGAAAAATTTGAGGAGACAGGTGGAAACAAAAATAGCCAGACATACAAGAAAATGCAGTATGACATTGATACAGTTGATAAAAAACTGGAAGCTGCTGAATCAGAGGTATCAAGACTTAATGAGGAAGGCAAGAAGTTTAAATTAGGCAGTGATACAGAAAAGTTTAGTAAGTTTTCTCAGAATGTCGATAATGCACAGGGAAAAGTTAATGTTTTGAAACAGCGTATTGGTGAACTGGCAGAAAAAGAAGAAAATGCAGGAAAGTCAGGCACATCAATGTCTGAAAAGGTAAGCTCATCTGTTAAGGGATTAGGTTCCAAGTTACTGGGTGTCATTAAGAATGTTGGAAAGTTTGGAAAGGACGCAGGAAATGTTGGCAATTCATTAACAAAAAAATTAAATATGGTTCCTAATCTTATTGGGAAGGTAGGAGGAAAGGTTGACGGATTAGGCAAGAAACTTGGTGGAATGGTCAAAAGAGTGTTTGTATTTTCAATGATGACCAAGGCACTAAGAGCATTAAGAACTGCATTTCAGAATGTAATATCAGTAGATGGTGAAATGTCAAATTTAATTGCTCAAATTAAGGGAAATCTGTTAACAGCATTTGCGCCTTTATACAACTTTGTATTGCCGGCAATTAAAAGTGTGTTGTCTGCATTTGTTACATTTTCAAATTATCTTGCCAATGTAATGTCTTCAATATTTGGAAAGACAATAGCACAGAGTACAGCAATGGCAAAAAGTCTTTATAAGAACACACAGGCTACAGATAAGAATACAAAGGCAAGTAAAAAGAATGCAAAGGCAAAGCAACAGCAGTTGGCATCATATGATGAATTAAATGTAATGCAGGATACTGATTCAGGTTCTGACAGTGGAAGCAGTGGATCAGGTTCAACATCTGCTCCGATATTTAATGCAAAGGCTATGGATGTACCAATTGTTGACCAGATTAAGAAACTGATAAAATCAGGGGATTGGGAAGGCATAGGAAAGCTTGTAGCAAACAAGTTAAATAATGCATTAAAAAAGATACCGTGGAAGAGTATACAGAAAACGGTCTCTGACATAGCTTCAAAACTGGCAAGGACCTTAAATGGTTTCTTTTCTGTAATGGATTTGGCAAAAACACTGGGAAATACAGTTGCACAGGCATTAAATACGGGACTTAGGTTTGCATATACGTTTTTAACCACATTTGATTTTAAACAGTTTGGCACATTCATAGGTGAATCAATTAATTCATTTGTTCAAAACTTTAAGTGGGGATTACTGGGAAAGACTTTAGGAAGTGCAGTACAGGGAGCAATAGACACCGCTTATGGATTTGTTACCACATATGCGTGGGGCAGTTTTGCAGAAGGAATAGCCAAAACAGTTAATAAGTTTTTTAAAGCCATTAATTGGACAGAATTAGGACAAACAATTGGAATAGCTGTAGTCGGCGCATTAACGGAAATAAGCACATTCTTACAAAAAGTGAAATGGGACAAGATAGGAAAGGATATAGGTACATTTCTGGGAAACATTAATTGGGAAAGCATCATAGCCGGAGTGTTTACAATCATAGGCAATGCAATTACTGCAAGTTTTGGTTTATTAAAGGGAACATTGACCGGATTATTAAACAACGGAATAACTCCTGTTAAGGCGGCATTTATTGCCCTTGGAACAGCAATGGCAGGAATAAAAATAGCACAGTTTATTAGTAATATGTCAGGAGCTTTAGGAGTTTTAAGGGATATAACGGCAGTTCTGATAAAAAGCACAGCAGCTTGGGTAAAGAATAATGCTCAAGTGGTAATTGCTACAATAAAGACAGGATTGCAGACAGCAGCAACAAAACTTTTAAGTGTTGCACAAAAAGCTCTCAATTTTGTAATGAACTTAAATCCAATGGCAAAGATAATTATTGTAATAACAGCGTTGGTTGCAGCTTTTGTAGTGCTGTGGAATAAGTCGTCAGCATTTAGAAATTTCTGGATAAAAGCATGGAATGACATAAAGTCAGCTGTGGCAGCAGTTTGGAAAGCAATAAGTCCTATATTAAATAATATTTGGAATGGAATAAAGGCGGTATGGGACAAGATGAAGCCATTTGTTACCTTTATTGTAAATACATTTGCAGGTGCATTTAAATCAGCATTCAATACCATAAAAGGTGTGGTAAACAGCATAACAACAGTTCTTTCAGGAATAATTACTTTCCTGGGTGGAGTATTTTCAGGAGATTGGAAGAAAGCTTGGGAAGGAATTAAACAGATTCTTAAGGGAATATGGAACGGAATAGTAGCAGTTGTAAAGTCACCAATAAATATGATATTGGACTTTATAAATAAAATGATTAAATCCATAGTGGGAGGACTAAATTCTGCCATTGAGATGCTTAACAAAATAAAAATATCTCCACCTAAATGGTTTCAAAAAATGACAGGAATAAAACAATTTGGTCTAAATATTGGAAAACTTCCGGAAAAAGACAGATATGTTCCACATTTGGCACAGGGTGCAGTAATTCCACCAAACAATGAGTTTATGGCAGTATTAGGTGACCAGAAACGTGGAACAAATATTGAATCTCCATTATCAACAATTGTGGACGCATTTAGACAGGTGCAGGGTGAAAACACAACAGGTATTTCTGATAAAGACTTACTTAATGCAATTTCAAACATGCAGGTTAATGTCATTGTGCAGCAGGATTCAAGAGGAGTATTCAATATGGTTAAGCAGGAAGTGGTTCAGGAGCAGAGAAGAACAGGTAAACCTGTATGGACCTGATGAAAGGAGTAGTATGGCAGATTTTAAGGGATATTTAATTAAGTTAAACGATGTGGAGTTTCCACCTGAATACATAGCACTGGAAAGCTACAAATCAACAGACAACCAAAGAACTGAATTAAAAGCATACAGAAATTCAAACAATTATCTGATTCGTCAGACTTCTCCGAACTTTAAAACAAAAGTTGAGTTTACCACAATTGATGGATTGCATTTAAATGATTTGAGAAAAATCAAACAGATAATAGACAAGGCTCTGATAAATAATGCAGAAAGAAAAGTAAGTGTTGAATATTGGAATAATGAAGAGTTGAAATATCAGAAAATGAAAGCATATATTCCTGACATAGACTATGAGATAAAGAAAATAGTCAAAGGAAGTAAGCCTGACATTGAATACAAATCAATAAGATATGCATTCATAGAGTACTAGAAAGGAGCATCAATGTTAAACGTAAATGAAGATACAATAAGAGCATATACAGAGCAGAATGTTCCAAAGAAGTTAACAATCACATTTCCGAATAATTCAAACTTAACTCCAATCACAAATGCAAACATTCAGGAAGAAAGCATGAGTTTGACAGGCAGTCTTTGTAGTGATTCAAATTTGATGCTACAGGGCTGCATTTCAACTCAGTTTAATCTTACAACATTTGACTATGATACAGACATTACAGGTCAGGACATCATAGCCACTTTGTCAGTAAAGGATGATTCTTATAAAGGAGACTGGGTTAAGGGAACGAATTACAAGTCAGGGGACATAGTAAAGTTTGACCAGGAATATTATATGTATTCAGATGATGTTTCTGATGAAAAAACAGAAAATATCAAACGAACAAAAGTAAGCAGTTCTTACATTGTATACAATGAAACTGATAAGAAATACAACATTTTTGGAAGAGAACCGGATAATTTTGTCGGGATAAGAATTCTTACATCAGAAAAGGTTCTTGATGGTGTGAGCATGACCATTAGATGTTGGTATACTGGAGGTCCGTATTATTATGTGGTACGAGATTTTAATAATAAAACAGATATTATTATGCCACAGTATTATCCTGTTGGAAGTAACTATCCGTTAAAGGGGTGGTTTGCAGAAATAAGCTATTCAGGAACAGATACAGATGCATTCAAGGAATTTGTAAGCAACCTGAAAATATATGAATTGACGAATGCTTACAAAAATGAATTATATCCTGATGAATTGGAAGAATGTCAAAGAGTATATGGTTATGTTGATACATCCAATACAGAAGACATTATCATATTCAGGGGAAAGGTTGAAAGCTTTACAAGACAGGCAGCGGATCCAAGATATAGTGAATTGATAGCCTATGATAAATTACACGATTATCAGGAAAAATCAATTAAGGATTGGATGAATAAGGTGGATGAGTATGGAATGGGAATGGTAGATCCATATTCTTATCAGGGTTCATACAAGTTAAAAACGACATATAAAAAAGACCAGACTGTGTATGGCACATATACTGATTCAAATAATGTGGAAACTAAAGGATATTATCATTTTAAACAGGACTATATAGATAGTTTTTATCAAGCCTGTAATATTGTGAAAGTGGCTTCAGGAGATTTAACAATACCACCAACTGGTGTAGCTCCAACGATAAATGGACCTGAATATGTTGAAAAACTTGAAAAATATTTTCCGAATGATTTACAAGTTTTTCATTTAAGAAATGATTTGTTTTCTGAAATTGGAATAAATCAGAAAGATTTCTATAACATTAGTTTGCCAATGGATGTAATAGATTTAAAAATAGGTCCATTCAATGAAGATTATTCTGCACTCCAATTATTGCAATGGATTTGCAATATGAATGGTGTCTGCGGGGTTATCGACCAAACAACAGGTGAGTTTGATTATAAGTTTGTAAATTCAGAAAAAAGAACGACAACAGCCGATTCCAATTATAAGGGTGAGTTTAATTCAGCTACAGAGTATAGCGTTGGTAATGTGGTTAAATTTAGTGATTCATATGGAGAGGAAGGATATTATGAAAAAGTTATAGATATAACTAAATATCCAAACAGGTTTGTAACATCAAATGTTTCGTTTATCAATCCACAGGAAGGTGTATTATTTCAAACTCCAGATTTAATGGGGAATATTTATTCAATTGAGTTTTCTTTTGATGATAAGTTGGCAGAAGAACTTGGAGTTGAGATTACAGTAAATAAATATTCTGGGCGAAATTTAAAAACTATATCATTAAGACGAAGCGGAAGAGTAATGCTGCACGATTTGGATGAAACAGGTAAATCTTATTACACAATTCAGGTTTCAAATGTTAATGATGAATTTTTAAGAACATTTAATGCAGTAAAATATGTTTCAGTTGGAGAGTTTGATTCCACGTGGACTCCTGAAAGTGAGTATTTTGCAGATTGTTGGAAAAAGAAAAATAAACTTTATCATCCGTCAGGAATGATTAACATTACGGAGTTGTATGAGCAGGACAGCATAGAATTACAGGACAGCTTGTATGTAAACAATGGCTGGAAGGTTATGGATATGAATGGCACACTTTTAAATGGAGAAAATAAAAAGAATAACCTTACAATTACTTACTCACCACTTTACAGTGCGCATAAATCAAGTTATCAGTTGTTATTAGATGTGGCAAACAATGTTGGAAAAGGATGGATTGAACCAAAGATTCCTTTTACCATTAAGTTTGCACCATTCAAGGCTAAATCACTGGGCCTTCCATTCTTGGAGCTTGGCGATTACGTAACTTTTGATGTTGATAAGTGGTCCTCTGATGCAGATGGCAATCCTGTAATAACAAGGCAGAACGTGCAGTCAATCATATTTAACAAGACAATGTCAGGAATAAATGCACTGTCAGATGAATATGAAGCAAAGAACGATTAGGAGATTGGAGCAAATGATAATAATAGATGCAGGAGTTGAGCGAGAAGCTACAGCGGAAGAGGAAGCGTATATTGAAAAAATGCATTTCTATGATGAAATGATGGAAAAAAAGATGGAGTTAAGTTCATTGGAAAAACAACTTTCAGATGGAGATTACAAGATCATAAAATCTTATGAGTGTAGTCTTATGAACATTGAAATCCCATATGACATGGAACAGCTCCATTCAGAAAGACAGAACATACGTGACAGAATTAACAGCTTAAGGGAAGAGATAACTGATTATGAATCTAAATGGGAAGAAATGGAAAGGAAGGAAGCGAATGATAGCAATTAAAGAAAAAAATGTGATTACCATTGAGTTTGAAGGTCACGATACTTTGGAATCACCAATGCTTTATCAGTATGACAAGGGACAAAAAATAAAATTCCTTGATGTTCCGGATGGTGCGGAAGTACAATTTTCCAATTGGGCAACAGAAATGACAAAAAACAAAATTGTTGTAAATGGTCAGGTAGAAATACCTGATTTTTTTGTGCAACAGGGAAATGAAATTGTCTTGTATATTCAATACATAGACAGTAATTCGGAAACAACAATGAAAAAGCTTATTATTCCGGTGGAACCAAGAGCAAGACCTGGAGAAGTGACATCAAAAGATGATGAGCCGAGTTTCAGACAGCAAATAGAAGGAATACTGAATGAAACAAAAGAAATAGCACAATCTGTAAGAACTGATGCAGATGAAGGTAAATTCAATGGTAGTAGTTATGTTTTAACAGAAGATGATAAAGAAGACATAGCAAAAAAAATTGAAGTTAGTGGAAAGGTTGATTCAATTTCAATCAACGAGATAAATAAAATGTTTGAATAGAAAAGGAGAAAACGAAATGACAGTAGAAAAGAAATATTTAGATTATGAAGGATTAAAAACTTATGATTCACAGGTTAAAAAATTAATTGATACTAAAATTGGAGGAGAAAAAGTAACAGTTGATACAACAACTACTACTTCAGGATATGCTAAATCTTATACATTTAAGCAGGGAACTGAAACAATTGGAACAGTTGATATTCCAAAGGATATGGTGGTTTCAAGTGGTGAAGTTAAAACATACACTGCACAGACACTTCCAACAGGAACAGGTGCACCAACAAGTGCAGGTACATATTTAGTATTAACATTAGCTAATGCTACAAATGACAAGGTATATATTAACGTAGGTACTCTTGTTGATATTTATAAGGCAAAAGCAAATGCTACTAAGATTCAGATTTCAATTGATGCAACCACAAGAGAAATTAGTGCTTCTGTTGTAGCTGGTTCTATTGGATCTACTGAGTTAGCAACTAATGCGGTAACAACAGTTAAAATTGCTGATGGTAATGTTTCTAAGGCAAAATTAGCTACAGCAGTACAGACTTCTTTAGGAAAGGCTGATACTGCAGTTCAGTCAGTAAAAACAGGTACAACAAATGGAACAGTTTCCGTTGACGGAACAGATGTAGCTGTAAAAGGTCTTGGAAGCGCAGCTTACACAGCAAGCACAAATTATGAAAAAGCAGGTGCAGTAACAGCATTAGCAAATGGCCAGGTAGCAACAAACAAGAATGATATTGCATCATTAAAAACAAAAGTGGCAACTTTGGAAGGAACTACTTATACAGCAATCTCAGACAAAGAGATAAATGCATTATTTGGCATTACAGAATAATTAAAAAAAGAGGTGCGTTATAATGGCAAAAATACAAAATACGTATCTAAATAAAGAGGGGTTAGGCAGTTTTCTGTCTAACCTCAAAAAAATTTTTTTGGGTACAAAAACCATAACATCAGCAGTGGATTGGAATACATTAACAGAAAATGGAGTGTATCATATAAAGACAACAGCAGGAACAAACAGACCTGTTACTAACTGGGGAATGCTTTATGTTGAAGGGGAAACATCAACTAAGTTTCAGATATTTATTCCTGATGTAAAGAACAATGTGATTTATAAGCGTTATGAAAATGCCGGCTGGAAGGATTGGCAGGAGTTAACCCTTATTGAAACATCCGGAGAAGTGTATGATACAGGCTGGAAATCGGTTGAATGTGGATATGGCATATCAGCATGGTCCACTACTGATGCACCTAAAATTAGAAGAGTTGGGAAAACTGTGGAATTGGTGGGTATTATAACAAATTCAACAAGTTTTGCAGATCATGATAGTTTGTTTAGAAACATTCCTGAGGATATGAGACCTTCTCGCAATGTATGGTCTATTCAACAGGGAGATATAAAAAATAAAACAACTGCCAGATGGATGATGACAATTAATCCAGGTGGCACAGTATCTTTTAATTATTATGGATTTTCTGGACCTTTAACAATTTCAAAAGGAATGTGTATACCGGTTCATGCAATATGGATGGTGGATTGACGAAAGTTACAGTAAATGTTAGAGCAGAACCTTAAAGGTCCTTTTTTTATACCCACAAACAGAGAAAGATGAGGAAAAACATATGACACTTTATCAGATTTTATCCTTGTGTGGGATACCTTCATTAATTGGTGCAATTTTTGTTAGTGCAGTTAATTATGTCAAATTAAAAAATTCATCATATAAATTAATTAAGGACGGAGTTATTGCAATTTTGCATAACAAGATATACACGCTGGGAAAACAGTACATAGCTCAGGAGCATATATCAGTTGAGGCTTTGGATGATTTTGAACATTTATACAAGGCATATCACGCACTGGGCGGAAATGGAACAGGAACAGAGATTTATAAGAGAGTAAAGGAACTGCCAATGAAACAGGGAAAGGAGTAAACAAATGAGTGACAAGACAAAGAAATGGATTAAGGCAGCAGGTGTCAGAGCTGTAAAAACAATGGCACAGACATTTATTGCAACAATCGGTTCTGCAGCAGTATTAGCAGCAGTTGACTGGAAGGTGGTAGTGTCAGCAACAGTACTTGCAGGAATATTAAGTGTGGCAACATCAGTGGCAGGATTGCCGGAAGTGGAGGAATAGACAAATGAAAGTATTTATAAGTCAGCCAATGAGAGACAAAACAGATGAACAGATTAAAGAAGAAAGAGCAAAAGCAGTTAATAGAATTAAAGAAACATACAATGAGGATGTAGAAATCATTGATAGCTTTTTTGAAAATGCACCACATAATGCAAAGCCATTGTGGTTTTTAGGTAAGAGCTTGAAACTTTTGGCAGATGCAGATATTGCGTATTTCTGTAAAGATTGGGAGAAATACAGAGGATGTAAGATTGAGCATACATGTGCTAAAGAATATGGCATAAAAGTAATGGAAAGTGAGGAAGAATAATGAATAAGAAACACGATATTAGAATTGACAGAACCAAGCTCCATCCTTGGCTTAATTACAAGTTAACTTTACTTTTAAAGCAGTGTGCAAAGAAAGGGATATACCTTATTATTACGCAGGGATTTAGAAGCAAGGCACAGCAGGATGAACTTTATGCTCAGGGAAGAACCAAGAAAGGAAACATTGTAACAAATGCGAAAGGAAGTGATTATTCTAGTCAGCACCAGTGGGGCATTGCTTTTGACATTGCATTGAAGTATGATGTAGATGGAGATGGACAGGTTACAGATGATACCTACAATAATAAAGGTATTAAGGATGTTGCTAAAATAGCCAAGTCAAAGAAGGTCGGTCTTGCCTGGGGTGGTGACTGGGTTAGCCCTGTAGATACTCCACATTTCTATCTTGGAAAGTGGGGCGATACTCCGGCTAAGTTGAAAAGAACTTACGGAACCTTTGAAAAGTTCAAAAAGACTTGGACTAAGGAAGTTTTTGGAACAAAGAAAGGATTGAACATCTGGAATAAAACAAGAACAAAAGTCCTTAAAAAGAAAGTTCCAAATAAAACAAAAGTCAATGTAATGTATATCAGTAAAGGATATGCAAAAGTTGAGTATAATGGTGTAGTTGGATATATGAAAGCTAAGTATCTATTATAATGAAGAAGAAAGCAATGAAAAATGACGTGCGATTGTTTAATGATATATCAACAATACTCTGATAATACACAATACGCTTGAAATTACCTATTATAAAAGGAATACAGTTTTCAAAGAGATAGTTATATCAAAACACACAACCCCCGAAAAGCCTATGCTTACGGGGGTTTTCTTTTTTTAAAAGTGTGTTAAAATATACAAAAATCAGTGCGTAATACACAAACAATACACAAGCAATACACAAGAAAAATGGTATCTTGTGCAAGATTTTAATAGTCTTGTGCAAGATATTGATTTAACAAAAAAGGTGCCGATTAGGCACCAATTTTTTTACAATATTCAATTATGGCAGAGCGAGCTTCTCTCTTGGTTCGGCAATGTACTTTATAGCCATCTTTAAAAATAATATCATAACCATCATGCATATTCCCGGTAATTCCTGAAATTAATTCTTTGTTTTTATCTGCAACCTGCATAGTATCAAAAAAGCCTTCCTGATCTTTTCTAATTAAATCCTGTATATAAGAATTAATAGACATCCCTTTTTGGTTTGCAAGAACTTTAATCGTATTCTTCATACCCTTTGGTACCGCAAGATGTATTCTTTCATAGTGTTCATTATAGAATTGTTGTTTGTACTTGTTTTTATTCATAAGTATCACCTGCTTAAATTTTATTTATGGCTTCAAGCTTATAAGGTAGGTCAATATGTGTATAAACAGCTCTGGTCACATTCTGTCCCTTATGCCCCACAATTTGTTGAAGAATGCGTTCATCCACACAAACTTCTGTTAAAAGACTAATGCACGTATGTCTTGCATCATGTGGTCGGTGTCCTTTATAAGTTGGTTTCTTTTTATCTTCAACAGGTACTAATTGACCCATATTTAATTGAACCATTACAGGAACCCAATAGGAATCATAATAATTACGATAAGTAAAATGTTTTTCACTTGGGGAGCAGATTAAATAATCACTATTTTTTTTCATCCAATATTCAAATAAAGGAACAATCTTTTCTGCAATTGGAACTTCTCTAATACCGGTAGCAGTCTTAGATTCTTTCACAAAAAACCATCTTTCTTCAAGATGAATATCTTCTTTCTTTAAGTCTAGTAATTCGCCTATTCTAAGTCCTGTATATATTAGAATTAAAACAACTGAAACATACTCATTGGAATCCTTGGCATCCCAAATGGCTTTAATTTGCTTTTTGCTAAAAGGTTTTCTATTAAAAGCATTAGGATTACCAGCTGATTTAATATCTATGTATTTTATCAATTCTCTTTTTTCAGGCGGTAAATATTCGTGTATTACGGCATAATCATACATAAGACCTAGTAGGACCTTATATTTTCTTAAGGTAGGATAGTTTTTACCTGATTTGTCAGCTATTTGTTGTAAGTGATCTAGCTTAATATCAGTTAGTACCATATTTTCAATATCTGAGCATAGTTTAAATGCTGCTTTATATCCTTTCACATTTGATTCTGACACCGTTGGAAAATGTTTTTCTGACCACTTTTCATACAATGTTTTAAAAGTCAATCTTCCAACAGTTAAATCATAAGGATTTTCGTTATAATCCGCCAGGGCTTGTAAGGCTTCTTTCTGCGTAGCATAATAACCTAAATTACCATAAATTTGTTTAGCCTTTCCATCAACTAAACATCGTTGTAAAGTAATTCTGACTCTCCAAGGTTTTCGTCTTTTTCCTGAAAGCTTATGTACGCTTCCGTATCCATTAGGTAATCTCATATTGTATTCCTTTCTCCCTAAAAAAGGGTATAAAAATAACACCCATCCACAGAACAATAGTTCTGATTGACCGGGTGCTCCAAGGAATGATACAATACGATTTGTAGTATGTGGTGTATTGCATCACTTTGGAGCTGGTCCTTAGTGGCTGGCTCTTTTATTTTAGATTCTAAACCTTTCGATTTCGAGGGGTTGAATGTTGACTAAATATTAACTAAGTATTGACTAAACGTTGACTAAATGCTTCGATTTGATATAATATACTTAACAAGAGAACCGAAAGCTAGATTGAGCCTAGCTTCTGGTTGTGATAGTAAGTTAAGAAGTAACGTCTACCTTTACCAGAGAGAGGACGTTACTTTTTTGCATTAATGATAGCTAATACAAGAGTTATAACAGCGCAAAGCATAATTACAAATTCGAATAAATCTCCATATGTAACCATTGGCATCAGCTCCTTTCGTAGAATACAGAAGCCAGCCAACCGCCCCTTCGGTTCCCCTGGTAAGCATATTATATTTTCAAAGTACTTTTAGTTAGTCTTTTTTCTTATGTCAAAAATTCTTAATCACACCAACTGAATTATATCCAAACTCAACGATGTAATTTAAAGCTTTCCTCGTAACTCAACAACTTTACCTATAATACGTACAGGCTTTTCCAAAATTTCGTTATTGGAGAAATACATAGGTTCATAGTTTGGATTGTTAGATAAAAGAGCAATACCATCATTGTATTTTTTTAAACGTTTACAGGTGGCTTCATCACCATTAACTGTAGCAATAACTATATCACCATCTTCTGCATCAGATTGCTGGCGAACGATTACTACATCATTTTCACACATTCTTGGTTCCATTGAATTTCCTTTTAATTTTAAACCAAAAAAAGAACCTGTTTTAGATAACTCTTCAGTAATTTCTTCTGTATCAATAATTTCTTCAATAGCTTCTACTGGAATGCCTGCAGCAACACGTCCAAGGACTGGTATTTTAATACCATGCGTTCTATTATTATCGCTATCAACAATTTTATCATCAAACCAATAAGAAATTTCAACATTAAAAATACTGGAAAATAATAATAATTTACTCTGTGGTAAGTCAACTAATCCTTTTTCTATTTTAGATATAGCAGTTTTGTCTTTATATCCAGTTTTTAATGCTAGTTCAGTTTGAGATAAATGATGTTGTTGTCTTAATGTTTTAATTTTTAATCCAATTAATTCTTGTATACCCATATAAATCACCTCTCATAATAGAAGTTTATCATACAAAAGAATTAAATTCAACTTTTTTGTGAAAAATAGTTGACACATATTCAACTAAGTGATAATATATACGTAGGTTGAATAAAATTCAACTAAATAAGAAAGAAAGGAGAAGAACCTTGAAGATATTTAATAATATTGATGAGGAAACAAAAAAGTCTATCAGAGATAGAATTGCAAACGCTCTGATAGACCTGATAGTAGGAATTATCCTAATAATTCTTCAAAGGCTGTTCTAATCAGCCGGCAGGGGCGAAAGCCCTTGCTTAAACAAATATTATCATATCTAAAAGGAAAAGTAAATATGATTAAATTTTTAGGAATGTACTTCATATTTATTGGCTTGGTTAAATTGTTATACGTATTTTATTTGAAGTACAAAGGCAAGCTGACCTAACGGCTAAACGGGGAATGAACAGAGTGGGAGCATCTATTATAACTCTCCTTATATAGATGCTCCCTATTAAAAGAAAGGAGACGATAAAGTGACAGACAGTGAAGCATTAAGTAAAGCTATAGAAAATTCAGGATTGAAACTTACATTTATAGCTAATAAATTAGAATTAAGTAGAGAGGGATTTTACAAAAAGCTTAATAATCAAACAGAATTTAAAGCAAGTGAAATCGTTAAACTTCAAGATATTCTTAATTTATCAAATAAGGAAAGGGATAAAATTTTTTTTACAAACAAAGTTGAATAAAAATCAACCACAAAGAGGAGAAACAAATGGATTTAACAGAATTGTTAAACAAAACGCTTGAATTATTGAATGTAAAAAACGCAAATGAAATAACCGAAAAATTATTTGATGTTGTTAAAGATAACAGAAACGACATATACGAAAAATTTTCGGAATTAGTTTCCAATGATTTATCAAAAGACTGGCTTCAACAAATATATCAATATTATTTGGCAGACAGAAAAGAAAAAAAGCAGGATTATACACCAGTTTCATTGGCAAGGTTAACAGGAATGCTTGCAGGAGAAAGTGAACAAGTAATTGATATGTGTGCAGGAAGTGGGGCTTTGACAATTCAAATGTGGAATCTAAATCATAATGCCAAATTTGAATTATATGAATTAGATGAAAATGTTATTCCATTTCTGTTATTCAATATGGCAGTTAGAAACATTGAATGTATTGTGTATCACGCAGACATATTAAGCGAGGAAATTTTTAACACATTCAAGATAAGAAAAGGAATAAGATTTGGGAAATTGGAGGTAGTAAATGAAAGCGTTGATATCGAATCCACCATTTAATTTAAAATGGGAAAGTCCACCATTTGCACAAATTCAACCAAGATTTGCAGAGTTTGACGTGCCACCAGATAGTAATGCAAATTTCGCATTTGTTTTGTCGGGTGTGCAAAAAGCAGATAAATGTGTGTTTATTCTTCCACAATCAGTTTTACAGTCAAAAGAAGAAAAGGAAATACGCAAACAGCTAATCTGTAAAAATTACGTTGAAGCAGTTATAGTGTGCCCCGACAGTATGTTTGAAGCTACAGGAGTTGGAACGTGTATTTTGGTATTAAACAAGCACAAGGCAACAGCAACAGTTGAATTTATTGACTTAAAAGAAAAATATCAAATAGAAGAGCGTGAGCAAAGAGGACAGTATGGTGGCAAGGCTCATACAAATAGAGTTTATAAAAAGCAATACAAGGTTTTTTCAGAGGAGACAATAATTGAAGCTTTACAGTGGATATCTGAGAGAGCGAGCATTCCGGGATATTGTAAAAGTGTACCAATTAAAGAAATAGAAGAAAATGAGTATACCTTATTGGCTGGACATTACATAGAGATTGTTTATGAAGAAAATGTTCATAGGAGTTATGAAGAAATAACAAAAGACATTAACAGAATAGTCAAAGAAAAGAATGCGTGCAAATTGACAATAAATGAAAGTTTGGCTAAATCAATGGGATTTGATGTTGCTTTATATAAAAAAGATGCTGAAGACAACAAGGAATTTAATGAAATATTGAAAAAATTAGGAGCAGAACCAATCATTAAACACAATTATTTTGCTACATCAAAAAATAAAAATGAAATAAAGTTTGAAAATGCAAGTAAGGAAATTTTGTCTAGCGTTTTAATAATGATATTAAATAGTTGGAAGCAACACATCTACTATTTAAATCAAGAAGAAAATCGGTATTTGTCAGAATTAAGAGATGCGTTATTACCAGATTTAATGAGTGGAAAAATAAATTTGTGAAGAAATAATTAGCCGAAAAACGTTGACAAACCTCGAAAAAAGAAGTATCATTATGGTATCAAAACGAAAGGAGCAAAGGAATGATACAGACAACCATTAGGATACCAAAGGAGTTACACCAGAAATTAAAAGAGCTGGCGAAGAAAAAAGGATTAACAATTAATGCTCTGATAGTTCAGACATTATGGAAGTTATAGGAGGTGTGAATATGGGGGAAAGAATGACAGTAAAGGAAGCTGCAGCATTATTAGAATGCTCTCAGGAAACAATAAGGCTGGGATTGATTGCAAATGTGTATAAATTTGGTTATGCGGTTAAGACTTCATCAAAATATACATACGTCATTATGAGAAATAAATTTTATGAAGAAACCGGCATAGAAAGGGGTGATTGAATTGGTGGACATAATCAAAACAATTAGTAAATAACAGGAGGATAAAAAGAAACAATGGAAACAAACAAAAGACTTGAAGTGAAAGAAGTTAAAAGAAAAGAGCCTGAATGTACTGCAATACGTTCAAGCTCATATAAAAACAAACCACTTAAAGATTACCACATTATCGCTGAAAAGTACAGAGTACTTAACGGATTCAAGAACTTGGTAATAGGAGTAATTACAGGAGCAGTGATGTTAGTCAATGGCTGGATTGAGGTAGACAGCAAGGCAGGGCAGTTACTTGTGGCTCTGGGAATGGTGATACTGGTTACATTATTAATGCACTGCACAGATGAAATTCTTAATGAACAGGTTGATTAGAAATGGTTACAAGAAAGAAATTTGCAAGTAAACCTGAATGGCTTCTTGCAAGAAAGGGAAAGATAGGTGGTTCTGATGCAGCAGCAGTGTTGGGACTTAATCCCTACAAGAACAATGTGGAGTTTTGGAATGAAATGGTTGGAATAACCAAGCCAAGAGACATATCAAATGAACCGTATGTAATATATGGAAGCAGGGCAGAGGAACACATAAGAGCAATATTTGCATTGGACCACCCGGAATACAAGGTTGAATACTTTGGTGATAACATGCTTCTCAATGACAAGTATCCGTTTGCTCACGCATCACTTGATGGAGAACTGACAGAACTTGAAACTGGGAGGAAGGGCATATTTGAATGCAAGACCAGTGAGCTTTTTGGTTCAATGCACAAGGAAAAATGGGATGGTGAACACATCCCGGACAATTATTACATACAGGTGCTTCATTACCTGATGGTGACGGAATATGAGTTTGTCGAACTCAGGGCACAGATAAAGAGTGTGTGGAATAAGAGCATAAGACTAATCACAAAGGATTATCACATTGAAAGGGCAGATGTTGAGGAAGACATTGAAATAATAAAAAGGTCAGAAAGGGAGTTCATGGAGCTTGTGAAAAAAAGAAAAAAGCCGGCTCTCATTCTGCCGGAAATTTAAAACAGGAGGAATACCAAAAAGATGGAATTAAAAATTTACAATCCAACAATGGATAATGCACTAAAGCACATTGATTGGAACTTTGAGGAATTAAAAAAGGAAGTTACTGAAAAGGCAAACGTGTACAAGTCATTGGTGTACACGGATGAAAACATAAAGGAAGCAAAGGCTGACAGGGCAACACTTAATAAGTTCAGCAAGGCATTGAATGACGGAAAGAAAGATGTCAAGAAGATGATGCTTGAACCATACAGTGTGTTTGAAGGCCAGGTAAAGGAACTGATTGCAATTGTAGATGAGGCAAATGCCAACATTGACAGTCAGGTAAAGGCTTATGACCAGAAGAAAAGGGAAGAGAAGCTCATAAAGGTTGAGGAGATATATGACAGGACCTTTGCAAGTGCCGAAGAGCTGAAGGAGATACTCACATTCAAACGTGTTTTCAAGGAAAGTTATCTGAATGTGACAACAACATTAAAGTCAATAACCAATGAAATGGAGCATATGAGAGACAGTGTAATACACGACTTAGAAGTCATTAATGCTGAAACCGGTGAATATCAGTTTGAAATGAAACAGAAATACATTGAAACCCTCAACATTACAGAAGCATTGATGGTTAAACAGACATACGAGGAAAATGCAAGAAGAAAAGCCGAGTATGAGGCAAGAAGAAAGGCAGAACTTGAGGAAAGACAGGCAAGAGAAAAGGCAGAAGCCGAAAAACTTGCAGAGGCAGGAAAGAAGGAACCGGAGCAGAAGCAGGAAAGTGTTTCACAGACTGTTGAGGAAGAGGCACAGGAAGAAAGAACAGAAGAAAATCAGGAAGAGAAAACACACACAATAGTAATCAGGGTGTGTGGAACAGGAAAACAGCTCAATGCATTGGGTGAGTTCCTTACGAAAAACAACATTAAATATGAGCAGATACAGTAGGAGGAAATGAAATGGCAGTATCAAACAGTTTGGCAAAAAGACAAGAAACAAGTTTTACGGCATATTTGAAAAATGATGCAGTAAAGAATCAGATTAATGAGGTTGTTGGTGGAAAGAACGGAAAGAGATTCATCAGTTCAATAGTAAGTGCGGTTGGAAACAATCCAACATTACAGGAATGTCAAAATTCATCAATAGTAAGTGCAGCATTGCTTGGAGAGAGTCTTAATCTATCTCCAAGTCCACAGCTTGGACAGTATTACATGGTTCCGTTCAAGGATAACAAAACAGGAACAAAGGTGGCACAGTTCCAGCTTGGATACAAGGGCTACATTCAGCTGGCAATCAGATCAGGACAGTATAAGAAGTTAAATGTGCTGGCAATTAAGAAAGGTGAGTTAATCAGATTCGATCCACTTAATGAAGACATAGAAGTAAATCTCATTTCAGATGAAAATGAGAGAGAAAAGGCAGAAACAATTGGCTATTATGCAATGTTTGAGTATGTCAATGGATTCAGGAAGGCAATGTACTGGTCAAAGGAAAAGATGAAGGCTCACGCAGTGAAGTATTCACAGGGATATGCATCAGACTTGAAGAAGGGAACGAAGTGGACCTTCTGGAGCAAGGACTTTGACGGAATGGCATACAAGACAATGTTGAGACAAATCATAAGCAAGTGGGGAATAATGAGCATTGACCTACAGACAGCACTTGACAGCGACATGACAGTAATTAATGAGGATGGAACACATACATATGTGGAAACAACACCTGTTGAGCAGTCAGAAGATGAAACTTATGAGGAAGTAGTGGAGCAGACAGCAGAACAGACAGTTGAGGAAACAGAGAGTGTTCCAGAGGAAAAGAAAAACAATGAGGAACCGGCTGAAAACAAGGTTCAGACAGAATCAAAGCCATTCTTCAATTATTAAAAAACAGACAGTCATAAATCAAAATATATATCACAAAATTGTAAGACCTGTCACCTGAATGGTGGCAGGCAGAAAGGAGACGTGACAATGAACATTTCAGATTACATCCCTTTCGGAAAGGACAATGCGATTTCAAGAAAAAAGCTAGAGAAGGTGACAGGATTGTCAGACAGAGACATAAGGGAAGAAATTGCAATGGCCAGAAGAAACACGGTAATACTTAATCTATCCAATGGACAAGGGTATTTTCAACCAATAGAGGGCGAGGAAGATGAACTTGTCATTAAGTATTACAAGCAGGAAAGCAGCAGATTAAAGAGAATAGGTTGGTCGTTGCTGGCAACAAGGAAAAGAGTAAGGGAGATACAGAATGGCAGTTAATGCAAGGCAGAAGGGGGCACGGTTTGAAAGACAACTTGCCGGGCATCTAAGGGAATACGGATACAGAACCAGAAGAGGTCAGCAGTATTGTGGAGCTAATGGTGATGCAGACGTTGTGGGACTTCCAGGAATACATATAGAAGCAAAACATCAGGAAAAAATGCACTTGTATGACTGGATGGAGCAGGCAAGAAGAGATTCAAGGCAGGATGAACTTCCGGCAGTGTTTCACAAGAAAAACAATGCAGACATTCTGGTGACAATGACACTTGATGATTGGATGCAGATATATAGGGAATATGAAGCAGGAAACTACATTAAGATGGGAGAAACAAATGGGAAGACCTATAAAGGCAGGACTTAGTTATTTCCCAAAAGATGTTGATTATTATGAAGACTTTAAAATAATGGACCTGATGAATGAATATGGTCCATTGGGTCAAACCATTTACGACATAGTCATTTCGATGGTTTACCGAGAGGGTTACTTTCTTGAGTTTAAAAACTTTGAACAGCTCAAGAAGAACCTTCCGGTTAAAATCATCAAGACAATCGGTAACAGATGGGTTAACAAAAAAGACTTTGTGTTACAAGTTATTCTCTCTTGTGCGGACATAGGTCTGTTTGATCATGACCTCCTGATGCAAGGAGTTATAACCTCTGTTGGAATTCAGCGACGCTACGATACAGTGACTGTTAGGAACAAAGTCCAGAAAACAAGGTACAGGTTGATTGATGAAAAAGGTCAACCCTTATTAAATGAACCATTAAAACCGATAAATGTAACAGAAACAAGTGTAAATGTAACAGAAACCAACATAAATGATGCGGAAATACAACAAAAGAAAATAAAAGAAAACAAAAGTAAAGAAAATATAAAGTATTTTTCCAACGAAAACCTTAATGACGTGTTTAGGCAATTTCTGGAACTTAGGGAACAAAAGGGAAGACAGATTGTTGGCTATCAGATACAGACATTGATTGAGAGACTTGAACAGGTGGCAGACACGGACGAGGAGAAAATACAGGCAGTCAAGAATGCCATAGCAGGTGATTGGAGTAATTTTTATCCTGTAAAGAAAGAGCAACAAAACAAGAAGACATTTAATGACCAAAGGCAATATGACTACCAGGCATTGGAAAGACGACTGATTGAAAACAGAGACAAGAGGAGGAAACAACAAAATGAAAGTTAAGGACATAGAAATTCGCTTAGAGGAATTGGACAGAATGGAATCGCAGATTTTATTTTCAGTTTCAATCTTATCAGCAGATGATCACGTAAGATTGGCAAGAATCAAGGAAGAGAGAGCAGAGCTTAAGGCGAAGCTGGAGGAATTGAATGAGAAAAAAGACAAGTAAGGAATTTGGCTGCATTTTAACACACGAACAGGAAGAGTTCATAAATGACGGAAAACCAAGAGACAATGCACTAAAGATTTTTAGGGCAAAGGCTTATGGCAATAATGGAGGGAAAAAGGATGGCAAGAATGTCAAAAGAGGAACAGGCAAGACGTGAGGGTATGGCATATGCTCTAAGGTTTGCAAGAGAAAAGGGATTGGATGCCTTGGAAGCAGACCTGAAAATGAGAAATGCCATTGACCTACCTTTAAGGGTATCAAAGGCAGACTTAGACAAATTCAGCGACAATGTTAAGTACAACACAGTACTGTATGTAAAAATCCTAATGGCTGTAACAATGCATGATGAATTTGGTTTTGGTAACAAAAGAATAAAGCAGATGTTTGAGAGATTCGACAACAAGGCTGAATGCATTGCAGAGGATTACAGCACATGGGAAGAGCAGATAAGCATAATTGCAGAAGAATGTGGAATAGACATGGACAGCGAAAGAAGAGACTTAAGAACAGTAATTAAATAAAAAATCGAAAGGAGAAGAGTTGTGCGCACATAAAAGAATTCTTACTCCTGAGAGAAATGGATAATTTAATAATTGATTGCTTTGCTGGTGGAGGTGGAGCTAGTGTTGGAATTGAAATGGCATTGGGAAGGCAAGTGGATATAGCAATTAATCACGACCCAGACGCTATTGCAATGCACAAAGAGAACCATCCACATACATTACATTTAACAGAAGATATTTTTAAAGTAAACTTGCAAAAATACGTTAAAGGAAAACACGTAGCCTTAATGTGGGCTAGTCCGGATTGTACAAGCCATAGCAAGGCTAAAGGTGGAAAGCCAAGAGACAAGGGATTGAGAATACTTCCTTGGGCAGTATTTAAACATGCAAAAACAATTCTTCCTGATGTAATCATCATGGAAAATGTTGAAGAAATTCAGCAATGGGGTCCGTTGGACGATGCAGGACATCCAATTAAAGAGC